TGATGACATTTTAGCACTTTTGTAGCATGATGTCTAGTGATGATATAACATGCTGCAGAAAAATCATTTATAAATCTATGATGTAATTTTAATTGGATACCATTAGGATTTATAATTGTAAATTGACAGGTGTCAAAATTTATAGGTAATTTTTTTCTTACATCTCTCCATGTAAATGTCCAATTTTTTGCAGTAGATAGATCAACATCATCTTCCATAATCATAATCTCATCATGATCAGTCTCTTCAACAAAATGTTTGAGTGCACTTAGATGAGTGAGGACACAACCTATTTCACCGGGATTCATATTTTCTGGAACTCTTCCTTTCAAATATGTTGATGGATCATCTTCCTTTCCATCAATACCTGAAACTCTTGTGTGATTTTCTATACCCCAATACTCTAGTTGTTCTAGCATATATTCTTGTCTATCAGTATACCTATCTAAGTTCAACCAATAGACATGAGGAACTCCTGCAAGTTTGTATTTACTTTTGTTCTTGTCCAAATCGCCTCTTCATATAATCAATGTCTTTATAATATTCTTCAAGTTTTTCTTTACCATAGAACCTTAGTTTCTCCCACTCCTTACGATTGTCTTCTATATGAGGATTGGTAAACCAAGAGTTCTGACTTCTCTTATGTTCTAAATGAAAAACAGTATCATTTATCCTAACAACATCAGAACAAATGTTGAATCTATGATATCTTTCATCGTCCTCATATCCATATGATATAAATTTCTCATTTTCCATTCCTAGTCTGATGTATTCCTCTCTATTGAAAAACTGACAGAAACCAAACTTTGCATCATAAGGTCTCAACTTACCATCAAATGCATGAAAATTAAAATTACTGTTGATAAAATTACTAACTGTAGCATCATCAGCAAAAACTTGTTGCTGAAACATACCATAACCATATGGATATACAACCTTTACTGGTTTTGTTGGATTGTCTGTTGGTTCTTCTGGTGGACGATATCCCTTTGATAAAAATGTATTAGCATAAAAATGTGTCTGGAAAGGTAGAAGCACATCAGAATCATAATTACATACGAATGGTGTGTCTGCCATCATGATCATGTCGTTGATCAATCTAGTTCTATGAAAAACAAAATCATCTGACTGTTCAAATACATGTGTAATTTGACCTAGTTCTTCCTCTGTAGCGACCTGTGATATTTGTGGTAGAACACTCGCCTCATATATTGATTCTTTATCAAACTCTTTTACTATTATAGGTGCCTTAATATTTCTTATGAGATATAATAAAACTGTTATTATATTTCTCATTCTGTCTGGAGTTTCAACTCTCAGTGGAATCATATAAGTGCAACCGGGGAGTTCCATCTTAGTATTATCCTTATTATACTCAAGATCTTTACCTAGTTGAGGTGGTTCTGAAGAGTATAGTTGTTCTTGTATAGATTTTGTTTTCATAGTACCTCCCAGTTACTACAATAAAGGTCAGATGTATCGTGGTTCTTGGTATATCCAGTACCAAACCACTTCTTAGGTGCGATAATTTTCTTATCAGGATTACGGGATAAGAATGAACCCCACCAAGAGAATGATGAATTAGCGATGATAAAATCAGAACACATAGTCATCATACACAAGTCTGCAAGATTGTCACCACCTTCTGATATAAGGAACCTGTCGTCAGGGAACTCAGTGCCACACCATTGAGGATCATCAGAAAAAACAACCACTGTACGATCGTTATCAAACTTTGACAATGCAGTATCATAATATTCTTTGGGGCAGGGTGGATGGTTATCGCTGTTTTGTATATAGTCACCTCTACGAACATGCAATGCAATAGGATCTTTCAGTGTGTTCATCATCTCTTTACATGGTAGATGTATATCATTCTTGAACTCAAAATCTTCTCTTATCTCTTCTTCTATATGTTCAAAATATTTTGTACTTTGTAGATATGCATACACATTATGACCGTCCGGCATATTGTCAAATAAGTTTTGATCAAAATGGAAGTGTGCTTCCTGTACATATGGTCCGGGAATTTCTTCTATATTTGTAAGACCGGTAAGTTTGAATGCCTCAAATAATTGATGGTCATTCCACTCGTCATTGAAGTCACTAGGAGGGATAGCAAAGTCATATCCTTTATGTGCTGCGATGCCTCGTAGTCCTGCATACTGGAACATTTGATTGCCCAGTCTACCGTGTCTTCCTAAATGATTGAATCCTATAGTCATGATGAATGTTTCTCTTTCAAATATTCAATCTCCTTTGGTAGGAGGTGTTCATAAGTTCTCTGTGTCTGAGACTTATGCTCTCTGTTTGAGATGTGATAATCTTTTAGTATCACTGGATCTCCGTGATATTTATAGAGTCTATAATACATATCACAATCCATCAACATGGTCAAATCTTCATCAAAATACATGTCGATCCCTCGCTTCAATGCAAGGATAGATGGTGAACTCAAAGTATTGACACCCTCTAATAACTTTTCATTATGATAGGGTATTTTAGGATTGTAATGTGTGTGACCATCATCAACTGTATGAGCATAACCTGTCACTGCCCAGTGTACATCATTGGTGAACGCTTTGTCTAGTTCTGCCACAAGATTACATGTCAAGATAAAATCATCAGAGAACAAAACCTTTAGAATATCTCCATCAGCATGTTGTAATGCATGATTAGTATTAGCAGAAATATTGCCATACTTTTTTGTATTCTTAATGTAATTGATCTCGAATAGATCTGCATACTCTTTACATGCATCTAAAACTTTATTAGACTCGCTGTGATCTGAGATCCAGACATTGAAATCTTTATTAGTTTGTTGTGAGAGAGCATGAAAAATATCAAACAAATAATTTTGACATCTTGCATTGCCATCATGAGTTGGTATACAAAAACTAACTCTCATATACTATAGCGTTTTCCTCAACATCATTAATAATAGTTTTAGTCAATCGAGGAACCACATCATTTTCACCATAAAATTTCTTGGCAATCTCATAGTTCTTTTCAATTACTTCCTTCCTACTATGATAAAAGTCTTCGTCTAATTTGTCAAATATTTTCTTGAGTTCGCTGACATGATTGAATCTAATGACACCATCCATATCAAACCAATTATCAAGATTAGGACACCCCCAGTATATTGGTATAGTTCTACTAGCAAAACAATCTATTATCTTTTCTGTAAAATAATTTTTCTGTCTTGAGTTTTCCACTGCAATATGATACATTGCATTTTCAAAGAAATCATTTCTTCTTTGATGAAATGGTGGTGACTTATGTGCATATACTTCCATACCATTTACATCATCTATATCTTCTAACATATCCATGATTTGATTTCTAGTCTTATGTCCAGTGGTTTGTAACTTTGAACTAGTAACAAATGTGATGTGTGGTTTTTTCTCTATGTTTAGTTCATTGAAATCTAACCATGAAGAACCCCACTCAAAACATTTTGCTTGTGGATATTTCTCTATTATTGATTGAGTAAAGGTATAGATTCGATTGAAATTATGTGCATTTCTAAGTGCACCTTCATTCACAGATGGTGCGATAGCATATGGTTCTGCTAGAAATAAAATTCTATAGTCTGCTTCCTTATCAAATGAAAGATTATCTATTGATATACTTACCTTTCTATTACCTACATCTAATCCTTCTTCACCCCATGGGTTCCACCACAATTGGTTGATAGTTGCTTTCATCGTATCTCTTGAAAATGATAATGGAAACCAAAGGTCTCTTGTTCACTGTCAGGTAGAGTTTCTTCTCTAGAGAATTTACTCGCCACCGCGACGGGAGCATACACACATCCCTGTTCCTCAAAGATGTGTCGATTGTGGCAGCATATGTTCCCGTCCTCATTATATAGTCCGGCGTTCATATGTTTATAAAAATCCCCCTCGTTTACTTCCCAAGGGACGGTGACTTTACTGGGGACGTCGAGTAAACGCTTGGAGCGTAAGGAAAATCCTCCATTCCCGACTCGATGATTCTTTCCCCACGGGTCGAGGTAGGCATTTGGGTCATCTCTCCACGGGGCACCGATATAATCGTAATCAAGAAATTTATGATCCCAAAGGTGAGGACGAATAACATAGCCGTCCGGATGTATGAGAAGGCAATGCGAGGTCCTGACGTGATTAGTAAGATTATAGATACAATAAAAATTAAAGTCATTGATACTTTGAATTGGATAAACTTCCTCATAATCTACATTGGGATTCAAACCTCTAGGTCTCCCCTTACTACTAAGAAACTTAGCAGCACCCCAGTGAATTCC